CCCGGCGGCGACCGCGAGGCCGAGCAGCGCGACGAAGCCGGCGGCGACGACGATCACGCGCGGGCGCTGGCGATGCGGTCGCGTACGTCACGGAGGATCCGGCGCAGGTCGTCCGCGCTGATCTCGCCGTCGCGGGCCTCGGACGCCAGCGACGCCACGAGGGCCCGGATCACGGCGACGACGGGCGGGCCGTCGTCGGGGAGCCAGAGCGAGACGCCCGACGCGGCGAGCGGGAGCCAGATCGGGACGCGAACCGAGAGGGCGTCGTCGGGGATCTTCGATGCGGCGTAGTCGATCATGACCGCCAGATTGGTCAGGATCCGGTCGGCCTCATCCTCGGTGACCTCCCGGCCACCGTCGGACGTGACCCGGCCGGCGTCGGCGAGCGCGCGAACGGCGCAAGCGGCGGCTTCGGTGGCATAGTCTACCGCGGTCTCGGGTGCGGGCACGACGGCCTCGAGCGCGCCAGCGGTGAGGGTGAGCGCGAGCACGACGAGAGCGGACAGACGCAGGGGAGCGGACATGGTACCTCCGCGCGTAGAATAGCACGCAATAGGCGCGTGCGCACTCGCGTACACCCGCCGGAGGTACCCCATGATCGCCCTGCTCATCCTCGCCTGCGCCACCGACCTCGACACCGCGGAACGGGCGGACCCCGGCCCCGTCACCACGGAGGGACCGGCCGTCGCCTACTACGTGCCGGCGGGCGGGAGCGGGCCGGCGGGGCCGCTCGTGCAGGGGCGCCCGTACACCGTCGAGGCGCACGACCTCGGCTCGATCGTCGCCGCGGGCCCGGACGGGCGGCTCTGCTCGGTGAGCGCCGATCTCCATCTCGTCGACGTCGACGACGACGGCCGCTGCGACCTCGTGCCGCCGGTCGCGATCTGGGTGCTCCTCTGGTAACCTGCGGTCGTGACATCCTGTGACAACGTACTGGCTGGACGTACGACGTAGGCGGGCTACTAGTAGAGTGTGCGGCGGCGATGGACGCCAACGCGAGAAGGAGAGACACCATGACCTCGACCACCGGAACCTGTGTCAAGTGCGACGGACGCGGTCATATCGGCGCTTTCAGCCACATTGTCGGCGGCCGGTGTTTCATGTGTGCCGGCTCGGGCAAGATCGAGATCAAGCGGGCCGCGCAGAGCGCCACCGGCCCCGCGAAGGCCAGCCGCACGGTCTCGACGGCGGCGGGCGAGGCTACCGTGATGCGGCACGGTGACGGGTTCGTGGCGTACTTCGCGGGCGGCGCGGTGTACTTTATGGTCGTCGCCGGGCGGGTCGTTGATGCCCTGCTGTCCGACGGGCTCCGCGGCGAAGCGCGGTACGTTGCGGCGCTCCAAGGTGCGCTACGGGCCTGACCTGGGCGCCGCCGGCCGCGCGGACGATCCGCGTAGGCTAGGTCCCGCGCGGGGCGATCGCGTCGAGGTGGCGCAGCGCATCGACGCGGGACTGCTGGAGGATCGCCAGCCGCGCCGACTTGGCGAGCGCGCGGTGGCGGGCGAGCTGCTCTTCGAGCGCCTCGACCCGCGCCCACGCCAGTGAGACGGACCAGGCCGCCGAAGCGACGGCGACGATCCCGAGCACCAAGGACGCGACCTGCATGTGACCTCCCTGGATCACCTATTCGCTTGGTGCGGGGCCGCGAATCGGGCGACGTTGCGCGGGCGCACAGGTCGGGGCGCGGCGGGCGTGCGGACGTTGCGCGGGCGCACACCTTTACGAACGAGCGCCGACAACGGAACGCATCGGTCGTGACATTCTGTGACAACGTACGTGTGGCGCGTACGTGAGGACGGGCTACTAGTAGGGTGTGCGGCGGCGATGGACGCCCCGAGACGAAAGGAGCCCACGATGTACAAGACCCCCGAAGAGTTCGTCCAGTCCGCCATCCGCAACGCCGGCCTCGCGGCCCTTGGCCATGTGGGCAACCCCGACGGCCGTTACAGCGCGATGAAGCAGTACGCCGCCGAGTGCGACCGTCGCGGCGCGGAGTTCGCGGGCGCGGCGCGGCTTTTGCGGGCCGCCATGGCCGTGATGCTCCCGCTGTGCTCGGTTGACTGCCGCCGCATGGCGGCCTAGCCCGCGGGGCGCGGCCCCGGACGCGGCCGATCCAGCCGCCGCAGCGGTCGCGATGTGCCAGTGCGAGCCGCACCGCGGCGCGTGGTCGGCCTAGCCCTCGCCACGGGCCGGGTGGACGTAGAGCGTCAGCTCGACCTCGGCGCCCATCCATCGCGGGACGACGCGCCCCACGAGGGCGGCGCGCTGCTCGTACGGCGCCAGTCGGCCCGATCCCGACACCGAGAGCCGGACGACCGACCCCGGTGCGAGCTGGGCGAGCCGGAGCCCCGCGAACCGGCCGACGCGGCGCTCGGACTGCCGGGTCAGCCACGGGCCGACACGCCCGGCGATCTCGGCGACCCATCCGGCCTCGTTCGCGTGCGCGTACGTCGCCACGTTGAGATCGCTGTACCGCGTCGCCGGGAGCCGGGTAATATCCTCGGTAAACGTCCCGGTTACGGTCGGTCCGATCGCGCGCACCTGCTTTGCGCCGACGTCGGATCCTAGGTCGTAGGACTCCACCTCGGTCCAATCGATCAAGTCGTCGTCCGTGATCTCGACCTCCGCAAGCTCGGGGCGGTCGGCAACCGGCACGAGGGCGCGGCCCGTGATCTGGCCCTGGCGCATTGTCAGCCACCAACCGCCCGACGCGAGCACACCGATCAACCATTCCCCGGGGTTCGCTTGCTCGTCCACCGTCCAGATCTGCCACTTGTCCGACCCGGTGTCGGGGCTCGAATGCGCGATCCAGTATTCTGTATCGGCCTCGTCGAACACGTCGGCAGTGAAGCCCATACCCCACGAAGAAGGCAGGGTATCGTAGGATCCGGTGGCGCCCGTGCCCGACGACGCGAGCAGCTTTAACGCGACGCGCAGAGGGTGATCCTCGCAAAACCACACCTCGTGAACCGGGTGAGACTTGTTCTCATCCAGTACAATCGCGGTCGTGTCGAGCGCCCCGTAACCGCTGTCGAGGTCAAACGCCGTGCCGGTCGTGCCCGTCCACCGGAGGTAGAACACGTCGGTCCCGGCGGCGTTATCGGCGTGAGGGGTGACGCGGATCATCCCGTTTTGGCTGTCTTCGGACCGGAAGCCCGACACGGAATCGCACAGGAGTTGCGCATCCCCAGGGGACCACGAAAGCGGCTCGGCGCGGTACGTGTCGGCCCCGTCGTTGAACAGCGCGAGGCTTTCGGGCGTGTCGGTGTACCGACTGCCGAGGATCGAGATCGCCGACCGGAATCGGATCCGGTAAAGGACGTCGTTTACCCGGTCGATCCCGTAGGTGATCCCGACCATGATCCGCTCGACTGTCGCGGAGTTCGTCAGGTCGAACGCCTCCAACGCTACGAGGTTGCCGGGCCCCATCGGTTGCAGGTCGTTGACGTCGTCGGCAACTACGAGCACCGCCCATTCACCGAGGGTCGACCCGTTCATATCGTACGGATTGATCTCGTCGCCGGCAACCTCAATACCGGCGATCCACGGCTTGCCCTCGCCTTCTTCGTGCGTCGCCAGCGACCGCACGCCGCCGAATAGGTAGCCGTCGGGCGGGTCGATCGGAAGCCAAGAACGCAGCTGGAACCCCAGCAATGGGTTGCGGCTGCTGATCGCGTCGATGAAGGCGGTTGACCATCCCATCAGAACCACCCGCCATGACCAGATCGCAGGTAGTAGTCAGCCGGACGCTTGGCGGACTGCGCAAGCGTCGGCAAGTGCTCGACCAGATCGACGTCAATCGACACGGCGCGGCCGTCGGCAACAACCTGCACAATCGGCGTGCCTGGCTCCCTCATGACGAGCGCCGGATAGAAATCCCGGTGACGGGCGAGGCACGGGGTAAGCTGCGGGTGGTATGCGAGCGCCCCATCCAGCGAGATCCGGTCGAACGCCCCGAACGCCGCGGAGGCCACGACGCCGACGTCACGGAACGCCTCGGGCGAGCGCGACGCAACCCACACCTGATCCCCGGCGGCTACCTGCTGGGTGGATCCTGACAGCTTGCCCCACGGGTTGCCGCCGGTTCGGAAGCTTTGATCGCCCTTTCGGGGCGTAGCGGTCAGGTAGCCGGCCCACGCCTTCGTGGCGTCGTTCGCGACCGCGATCACGCCGCCGCGTTGCAGGTGTGCCTCGAGCGTGTGCAGGGCCGCCATGAGGTCGGCATCCGTCACGCGGTCGACTACGAGACGCACCGTCAGGCGGTTGCGCTGCGACTGTGTGACCCTGACACCGGAGACGGACTCGGACACCGCGGCGACGTGTTCGACCGATGGCTCCAGTCCCCCGAACGGCTCGCCAAGGTCGATCTCCTGCACGGACAGCGACGCAGCGGGCGACGCGCGCGTAGAGCCCGGGTAATACCAGATGACCGCCATCATGCCCCCCTAGCGAGGTCGAGGCGCAGCCCGCGGCCGCCTGACTTGATCCGCGCTTCGCGATCCAGCGTGCGGAGCACATCGGAGGTCACGATCCCGTTGATCGTGATGGATGACCGGGGCGCGGTGCGGGTGGCCCGGTCCGAGGCGGTGCGGGCGTCGCGCCCACCAAGGGCCTGACCAAGCGCGGCGGATCCGAGGGCGGCGCCAGCGGCCGCGCCCACGGGCCCCCCACCAACGAAAAACCCGATCGTTCCGCCGAGAACGGCGCCGATAAAGCGGCCGATCCCCTGCCCTGTGTTGTCGGCGCCGAACCCGATGATCTTCGCGAGCAAGCCGGCGAGCGTTTCGGGAAGCGCCAAGAGGTTGTCACCGATCACCTCCAGTTGCGCGTCGAGATTCGCTACGGTGTCGGGGCCGAGCTCGACCACGGCGCCGAGCAGCGCGCCTCCGGGGCCGAGGCCACCGAGGGCGGACCCGATGCCCCCGCCGAGCACGCCGACCACCCCCTGCGCGTCGCCGAGCACGGCCTGGGTGGTCGCTTGGCGCGCGGCCCGGATCGCCTGTAGGGCCGTCGCCGAGGCAGCAGGAAGGGCCGCGAACGCGTCGAGCGCGGCGGCTTGCGCGGCGGCCATCTCGTCGAGGATCCGCTGCATCCGGTCGGTCACGGCGAGCGCGGCGTCGTCGACGAGGCCCTGGAGGCCGACCGCCGCCGCGTCGGGGGCGAGCTCGAGCACGCGGCCAAGCTGCGCCGCGAGGTCGGCAAGCTGGCGATCCTGCGCGCTCATCAGGTCGGATCGTGCCGAGTCGAGGATCCCCGTCAGGGTGCCCGCCGTCGACTGGTAGAGCCGGGCCTGATCTTCGAGGGCGTTCGTCGTCGACTGGATCGCGACGGCGCGGCCCGTCTCGGTCTGCGAGAGGTCGCGAGCGGCGGCGTTCGCCGTCGAGTACGCCTCGCCTTGCGCGCGAAGCCGCTCGGTCAGTTCGGCGAGCGCGCCACCGAGGTCGATCCCGAACGCATCCGCCACCATTTCCGCCTGACCGATCGCGCCCCCGGTCAAGAAGTTAAGGGCGGTGCGCAGGAAATCGATCCGCTCCGACGCCCACTTTACGGCCTTGCCGATCTCCAGTGAGACGCCGACGACCACCTCGGCTACCGCGGTGACGGATCCGCCGACGTTCGTGGCGAGCGTCAGGCCGATCTCCGCCCACGCGTCGACGATCGCGGTCATTGCGTCACGCCCGGCCTTGAGCTGCGCCTGCTGCTCGTCGGTGATGACGTCGGTTCGCCCCACCGTTTCGAGGCGCTCGATCAAGTCGTCCGACGCGGCGACGAGGGCGGCGGCGCCCACGATGACGCCACCGAACGCGACGGCCCACGCCGTCGTCGCGCCGATTGCGGCGCCGAGCGGGCTCGACAGGAGCTCGATCGTGTCGCCGAGCCCGGTCACGGCTTGCGCGCCCCTGTCAAGCCCCGGAAGCGAGAGCATCCCGCCGAAGCTGGCAATCTTGCCGCCGAGTTCGCCGGTGCGGTCGCCAAGGCGATCCATCGCCTTGTCGGCCGCTTGTGCGCGATCCTCCATCCTGCCGAGCGCCTTCGCGGCGACGTCGGCGGCGTTCTTCAATCCGAAAAACGCCGATTCGTCTATCTTGATGGGCGGCGGAGGCGTGATCTGGGCGATAGCGGCGGCGGCGGCGTCGGCGCCATGCTTCGCGCCTACCAGCCACGCCGCTGTATCCGCGTCGGTGTGTTTTAGTGCCAGCCGAAGATCGGAAACGGCCGCATTCGTCGCCTTTGAGCTGGCCTCCATATCGGCAAGGCTTGCGCTGGCGGCGTCCGCAGCGGTCGAGACCGAATACAGCTCCGCCGTCGGGTCGGAGACCTTCAAGTCGATCAGTACGGCGGCGCGGCGTGCCATGACCTACAGCCCCCCCACCACGGTAACGCCCATCGGGCGGATCCGCTCGATCTCGGCGGCGCGGCGATGGTCGGCAGCGAGCCAGCATCGGGCGGCAAGCGCCAGCCGGTCAGGGCTCCAGGTTGCCACGGTCGCCGGATCCGTGTGGTACGCCATCGCCAGCCGGTGCAGCCAGATCAGCGCCGGATGGTCGGCGAAAGGCGGCCACGTCGCGGCCCACCTCCGCGCCGGGGTCGGAGACCCACGCCTGCGCGACGAGGTAGAGCGCCCGCCGAACGGCCGGCGGGAGGTCGCGGACGTGGGCGCATCCGGGGCGGACCTGCGAGCGGCGGTCCGTCAGGGTGTACGGATGCCAGTCGGCGGCGACCTCGGGATCCGGATCCGGCGCGCCGGGGTCGGGGCGTGCCGTGCCACACACGGTCTCGACGAGGTACCGGTCGATCTTGGCGTCGAGCGCCTCCGTCTGTGCCGCGTTCGCGGCTGCGCGAAGTGCGCGCTGGCCGTCGGCCTCTTGTTCGAGCGCGGCCGCCCTGTCGGCCTTGGAGGCCGACTTCGTGGCGAGCGCGGCGCTGATCGTCGAATACGCGACGTCGAGCAGAAGCGACCCGGCCGCGGATGGGCGACGCAGGCGGATCCAGAGGGTGACCTCGGGACCCAGCACCAGGGACACAGCCCGGTGCTGGGGCTCGGAGGCGAGGCGATCAAGGATCGAGGCGGCGTCCATGGATCAGCCCCCGGTGTAGTACTGGATATCGTTGGTGAACACGACTTGCAGACCGTTGCCGCCACCCACCACGGCAAACGCCTGGAAGGTGACCGTCTGGGTCACCACGCCGTTGATCGGGACGTTGCGCCCGAAGCTCATGATCTTCGCGGAGTGCAGGGTGAATGCCGCGGTATGCGTATTCGTGACGGTGAACGTGAGGTTGCTAGCGGCGCCGGAGTCGTAGGCCGCGCGAAGGGCGTCTGCCTGCGTGCGCTCCATCACGACTTCGAGCGTGACGAGCCGTTCGCCGGTGAGATACGGCTCATTCGCGAACTGCGACCCGAAGCCGTTGCGGGCTTGTAGCCCGTTCTGGATCCGGAGCGTCATGCTCTGGATCCCGGCGTTGTCGATCGCGCCGCTGTTCCACGTCAGATCCCCGACGTGGTAGCTCATCATCGGGTAATCGTCGTCGCCGAACGTGCAGGATCCGGCAGTCGTGTCGCCGGCATCGCTGCGGGCCGTCCACGTCGTGCGGAGCGTCGACGGCGCCGACGTCGGGCTCACGGTCCAGACCAGCTCCGAGCACTTGCAGCCCGTGACCACGATTGCGGAGTCGTCGCCGGCCGAATCCTCGCCTTCGATCGCCTCGATCGTGTACGACGGGAGGGTGTTCGCGAGGGTGAACGTGTGGGTGTAGGACGACGGGCCGGATCCACCGTCCGACTTGCCGCCCATCGCGGCATACCACAGTTGCATCCCGGCGTCGTTGAGGTACGCCGGGACTTCGACGGTCAGGCCCTCGATCTTGATCTGGCCGTCGGTGGACGCGATCGGCATCCCGCCGTGCGCGATGCCGGGGCCTTGCGAGTGCTGGCGCGGCGTGCGATCTACCTGCTCATGGTGGCCGGACAGCGCGAGCACGCGCAGGGAGTTCGTCCGCGTGACTGCCGTTCCGTGCGTCGTTTCTTCGCCGATCTTGACGGCGCTGTGTCGTCCGAGAATGACGCCCATGATGCCCCCTTACGTTGCGAGCGGTTCGCGGATGCGAACGCCGAGCACGAACCGGCGGATGTCGTTGGCCGATGCTCCGCTTTCCTCTGTGTATGTCGCCAGACAGCGAGCCGTGTAACTCGTGTCGTTGGTGCCCGCCTTGACGATCCACGAGAACCAAAGCCGGCCTTGGTCGTCCGTGCAGAATCGCCCGGACGTGGCGCTGTACATCGTAGTCTCGTCGGTGGTGCCGTTGGGGCCGCTAACCACGTCGATCGCGCAGTACTGCGGGGCGTCGAGGCCGTTGTCGTTCTGGCTGGTCGCCAGCCCGGTGCGCTGCATCCCAGACACCAGGGCGAACACGCGAACCTGCTCGCTGGCGCCCTTGCGGAGCTCCGCGCGGGGCGTCGTGGCACGGGTGGCGCCGGCCGCGGGCATGATCCGACGGGAGGCGGACACCGACAACGGATCCCCGCGGAACAGGTACCCGGTTTTGGCGCTCGACATCGTGGGTGTACCCCATACGGAGGTCGCGTCGCCTGCGGGCTTGCCCCAGTACAGCCAGAGAAGGAACGTGCCCACGATGGGGGCCTGGTAGCCGTCGATTCGGATCGTTCCGGTTCGGTTCGGTTGGTTCCACGCCTGGATATCGAAGGTCCCAACGATGGTTCGACCGTCGGGACCGGTGACGCGGATGTCGAACCCGTTGATCTGTGATGCCGTCCAGAGCAGGTCGAGATCGGGGTACGTCGTCCCGAGCTGGATCACGATGTCCGTCGCGGCTGCGGATCCCGAGGTGTTATCCACGGTGATAGGCGCGCGGTACAATGGCCGCTCGCCGTCGCTGTAGCGGTACCACGATGCGCTCACAGCGGCACCGCCTCGATCTCGCGCGCCAGCGCGGAGACTGCGGGTTCCGTCAGGGCCTCGACCGCGGGGCGGACCCACGGGCGGCGGCCCTCGTGGATGCCGCCGTAGTACGCCTTGCTGGACACGCGCGCGGCAAGCCCGCGGCGGGTCCAGATCGTGCCGATGGACCGCCGTAGCAGGCCCGTGCGGCGCACGAACAGGCGGTCATGCGAGGCGCGTACGGACTGCGCCAGCGGCGACCGGAGGGGCGCCAGCGCGCGGCGCACGAGGGCACGGTCCGCAAGCAGCGGCAGGCGTCCAGCGATGCGGGCGAGATCCGACGCGGGCATCACAGCCCCCCCGGCGTGTCGTATCGGATCGTGAGCGTGCCCGCCACCCACGAGGCCGGGGCCACGCCGTCGAGGCCGGGGAGCGCGCCGTTTTCGGTGACTTCGTACGATTCAAGGTCGTGCGCCGTGCCGGTCATGCTCGGGTTCGGGCCGAGCTCGGCGAGCACGAGGTGAAACAGATCCAGCGCGGCGGCTTCCTTCGATCCGGGGTCCGATGCGGTGGCCGTCGCGGCGATGTAGATCCCGAACGTGACTCGGTTCGTGTACTTTCGCCCGGCGGGCCCGCGGACGCCGGACAGCGACACGAACCAGATGTAGGCGCACGGCGGGGTCGGCTGCGGGCGCCCCGTCGAATCGGTCGGAGATCCGCGCCGCACCGTCGAGGCGGACAGGCCCGTCACGGTGGCGACGAGGGCCGCCATGGCGTCGTGCACCCCGTTGCAGTGCGCGCTCATGGCTCGCCTTGGTACCCGGCACCAAGAGCAGCCGGCAGGCGGTAGGGGGCGAGCGCGGCGGCGACCTCGTGCGACAGAACCCCGCGCATGGTGTCGGGTCGTCCGCTCGGTTGCGGAGCGTTGCGACCCGTCCACAGGTCGCGGACCAGCAGCCCGACGGCGTGGGCGAGCTCGGGGGGCGTCGACGAATAGCCGGCCGTAAACGTCACCTTGACCGCGCGCGCGCCGTAGCCTGACCACGCGTGCGTCCCGGTGGGCTTGAGCCGGATCGTCCCGCTGTCGCCCACGAGCCGGTAGTCGTCGGTCGTGACCTCGTATGTCGCGCTGTAGCCCTCGTCGGGGTCATCGTAGACGGACGCCACCGCGGTCACGGGCCAGACACCGAGGCGCAGGGCGTCCGCGTGGATCCCGCGATCGGGGTCGTAGTACCGGGTGTAGCTGGCGCTCTCCATCGTCGGAGTCGCGCCGGCCGTCGCCGGGGGGTAGCCGCACCAACGCGCGGCGATCTCGCCAGCGCGAGCGATCATCACGTCGAGCGCGGCATCCTCCCCGGTGCCAGTCAGGTCGGGGAGGTACGTGCGCGCTTGTGCGGCCGTGATGAGCGCCACCTCGGCCTCCGGATCAGCGAACCGGCGTGAAGATGAGGGTCACGGTACCGTCGACCGCGCCGCCGGTTCCGGCCTTGTTGATGTCGATCTCGATCGCATCGGACGGCCCGAAAAGGGCGCCGGTGAGCGTGAACTGCCGCGCCGTCCCCTTCGTGAAGGCCACCGAAGCAGAGGTGACGGTTCCGAGCGAGGTTCCGCCCGCGCCGTTGTTGATCCCGACGGATCCGTAGTTGGTGCCGTCCGCCGCGAGGGTGGTAGCCGGCATGAAGTAGGCATCGGCAAGCAACCACTGGCCGGCCATGCCGTGACAGACCAGCCGCTCCTCGGTGGTGGTCGACCCGACCGAGGCGATCTCGACGGGGAGAGAGAACGTGTCCATGATGTGCTCCGGTCCGGTGTCGGTGGATCAGGTGGGGGAGATGTTGTACTCGTACCGCTCGGTCTTGCTCGCGGCAGACGCCTGCTTCAAGAGCACGAGACGGCGCGTGATCACGAGGTTCAAAACGCCCCGCAGCGCATCCCACACCGTCTCCACCGTGGTCGCGCGCCGATCCACGATCATGTACGCGGTCGGGTCGAAGCACAGATAGCCGGTCTTCGTGGTGGTCGAGCCGTCGTAGACGCCGGACGCGTTGAGGTCCGACGTGAGCAGATCCGACGCAAGCGCCGGAATCCCGCCGATCCCGCCGACGAGGCCCGCGATGTTGGAGGCGCGCGGCCCCATCTTGTCGATCGTCGCGAACTGATCGATCGCGCTCACCTTGTACTGGTGTTGCGTACCGAACAGGAAGCGCTTGCGGGAGTGCGGGCCCCTCACCTTGCCGGCCGCCCCCAACAGGCTGGCGTAGGTCGCCGGATCGGTGCCCGTGCCGCTGTTGCTGGACGCGCCCGCGTGGTACCGCAGGCCGTTCCAGGCGCGGATCGGATCCACCGCGGTACCAGCGAGCGCCGGGAGGCTGGCGCCGAAGATCCCGGCCGGATTCCAGGTGGTCGCATCCTGCGCGCCGGTCGTGCGGCCGTTGATGATCGCGTGCTCCGTGAACAAGCCGAGCGCGCGCAGGCCGTGCTCCATGTACAGCGGAACAACGGCCATGTAGGCGTCTTCCGCCGCGTCTCCGTCGATCACGACGCGCGCCGCAAGCTTGACCACGCTGTAGGCGACCTCGGACGTCGCCGGATCCGACGCGGCGAACTTCGCCGGGTCGTTGCTGGTCGCCTGACCGGCGAGGTACGCGACGACACCCTCACCGATCCGGGGCACCGTGCCCTGACGGGTCGACACGTTGAACCGAGGAAACAGGGCCTCGATCCCTGAATCCTGACGCCAAGCGGTGTCGTCGAAGATCGGCAACCGCTGATCCTGGATCAGCTCACCCCCGACACCGGAGGTGTCGTTGAACGCGCGGGTGATCTGATCGCGGATGGATCCGGGCGCGAGCGCGAGGTGACGCCGGATCCGCTCGGTGTACTGCGGGGTCGGGTCGCCCTGAAACGGCATGTGATGCCGCTGGTGGTGCACGGCGCGCACCATGGAGGCGACCGTGCGCTGCTCGGACACGAGCTGACGCAACTCCCATTGCCATTCGGACGCCTCGGCGCGGGCGTCCATCGGGCCAGAACGGGCCTCGCCGGGCGCGCGGAGCGGCTCGTCGAGCAGCCCGAACGCGTTCGCGAACGGATCGTCGCCCTTGTCCTGAAAGCGCGACGCCAACCGGATCAGACCGTTGGGCGCAGCGTTTCGCACGATCATCGCGCGCTCGTGGCGGTCACTGGACGGCATCGGGCCGATGGGCTGCGAGCGCGCGAGCGCCTGCTCACGCTCCAGCGTTTCGATCCGGGCGATCAGAGCCGGGATCTTGCCGGCCTCCGCGCGCAGGCCCTCGACCGCAGCGCGCGCCTTGATCACGTCCTCGTGCTCCTCTACGTCCGGCATCGGATCCTCCTGTTGCGTGAACGCTAGCACGCGCCGCGGTGTAGCGCAACACGCGCGGGCGTGGTAGCCTGTCGGCATGAGCTGGTTTTCGCGAGCGTGGATGTGGACGACGGCGCCTTTTCGGCGTGCGGCGCCGGCTTTGGACGTCGCGCCGGACACGCGGCCCGACGAACCTACGGTCACCGTACGGGCGGCGCCTGCGGTGTACGCGAGCGGATCCGCGTTCTCGGTTCGGGCGTCTATGGCCGCATATTCGGCGTTTCCGCTGGTTTACGCCGCTGCCAGCAAGCGCGCCGAAGACCTCGCCGCGTTGCCGCTGGTAGTGTCCAGCCCGACCGTACGCAATGCGGCAGCGGATCCGGTGGCGCGCTTGTTTCGCCGCCCGACGCCGCGCGGATCCGGTGTGTCGCTGCGCCAACAGGCCATCGTGGACCTGTGCCTGCATGGGACGTGCTACATCAGGATCATCGGCGCAGGTGGCCCGGTTTCGGCGATGAGCCTTGTTCGTCTGCACCCTGCGGAGTGCTCGATCGAGCCGTGGCCGGATGGACAGCCGGGGATGGTCGTCTACCGGCCGTCGAGCACGGGGCAGGAGATCCGGCTAGACCCCGGCACCAGGAACGGGGCCGTCGAGGTGCTCGTCGTCTCGCTCCCGTCGTGGCGCGACGGGCCGCAGACCGTCTACGGTACCGGTGCAATCGAGGTTTTGCACCAGACCCTCGGCATGGAGCGGGCCGCGTTCGAGCGCGCGCGTCAGTCGTTGGAGGCGGGGCGCCCGTCCATGATCATCCGGCCCGCCGCGCAGGCCGGGATGCCGATGGGCGGCGGATCCGGCTGGCTCCCGAACATGATCGAGCAGGTTCAAGAACAGGTCAAATCTCTGTTTTCTCGCGGCTCCGGCGGCGCGGTCGTCATCGGGCAGGCGCTGGATCTGACGACGCCGCAATGGTCGACGCATGACCTCCAGGCCCTCCAGGTCGGGCAGGTGGCCGCCGAACGGATCCTTGCCGCGATGAAGGTTCCTCCGGCCAAGTTGGGGCTTTCGTGGCCGAATATGGCACCCGCGCGTGATCAGGATCGGGTCTACTGGGAATCGCTCGCCGCGCTGGCGCAGCTCGTCGACGACGTGCTCACAAACTGGATCGACTCGCTCCCCGGCTACCTCGGTGCCACGCTGCACCACGACTTGCGCGGCGTTCGGGCGGCACAGTTCGCGCAAGACGGGGCGGTGGCGCGCGCGGTGCAGCTCGTTTCCATGGGAGTGCGGGCCAAGGCGGCGCTGCGCTCGCAGGGGATCGAGCTCGAAGACGAGGACTTTGAGGATCCGGCGGATCCGGGGCCCGGCACCAAAGACGGACCGGGGACCGTCGACGGCGAGCGCCCCGCCGACCAGGCCCGACCGCAGGGACCGCAGCGGTCGCAGGATCCAACGGACGCGCCCGATTATGAGGCGTTGGCCCGGCTTCTTGCCGGTGGGGGGGCGTGATGGGCGTCGAGGCGATGATGTGGGCCGGAGCTCGGGTGACGCGGCGCGAGGCCGGATCCGAGGTGACGCGCGCCGAGGTCGTCGATGCCGACCGGCGCTCGATTCGCGTCGTCATGTCGACGGATCACCCCGTCGGCGGGCAAACGCGCGAAGACGGCGACGTCATCGTGCAGTCGGAGTGGGACGTCTCGCGGTGGCTGGCATCGGGTGGCGTCGTGCTCCGGGATCACGTCATGGGACCCGGCATGTGCGGCGGCTCCGCAGGAGAGGTCGTCGGCAACGGATCGCAGGTCGAGCGCGACCGGATCGAGGTCGACGGGCGGACCATCGAGCGCACGCTGGCGACCGTCACATGGTCCCGCGTGGCGCCGGGTGCGGAGGTGCTTGCCGAGCAGTACGCGACCGGCGAACGATCCGACTTTTCGGTCGGCTTCACGGTCGGGCGCGCGGTCAAGCGCACGTCGTTGGCCGAGGGCGACCCCTACCGGGTCGATCCGGAGTGGTCGCGCGATTCGGGCCGACCCGGCGGGCGCCTGCTTCGTGGGGCCCGGCTCATCGAGCTGTCCGCGGTCACGGTGGGCGCCGACGAGTACGCCCGCGTGGTTCGCTCCGCGGCGGGTCTGGACGCGTCGGGGCTGCTCGGGTGGGGTGAGCGTCGGCTGGCGTTGGTGCGCGGGCTCCTGGCGGCGCCAGAGGGCCGCAGCGAAGCGTTGGCGGTCGTGCGGGCGCTGGCGGGCGAGCCGGACGGGTGGGCGGTGGTCGAGGACCTGGGGGCGCTCGTCGGCGAGCTCCGCCGCGAGCGGGCGCGCGCTGCGGCGGCAGCGGATCCGCTCATTCGGGCGCTCGCGTCCCTCGGGCGGTAGGTGGCGGATCAGGGTGGCGGGTGGCGGATGGGTGGCGCTTCGATCCGCCACCTGCCACCCTTACCGCCGGGTGGCGGCCCACAGGTAATGACACAGGTAACGCAACGCGTCGCAGGCGTGGTCCGCGCCCTGCGTTGACTTCGAGGTCGCGCCGTACATCTGTACGTGGTTCTTTTTCCACGAGAACGTCGGTATCTCGCCGATTAGCGGCTGTAAATCCGGCGTGTCGTGAATCACAAGGCCGGGCCCGACGTATCCGAAACGACCACGGGGTCGCACGGCAAGGCGGTCGTTGACGGACCCGACACCAGAGGAGAAAGCCTTGTCCGCTGGCGCGAGGTGCACGCCTTGATCGGCGTACTTCACGGACATTTCCTGCGCGTCAGGCGTCTGAAGGTCGCCGAGGATCAGGTCGGGCCTTTGTTCGTGGTGCCGGGCGTGCACGGCATGGATCGCCCGGGCGTGTACGGTGGGGTCGGCGTTGCGGTCGTAGTACCCGGCGTAGACGTGCAGCACGTCGTTTCCGGCATCGTACGCCGAGGCAAGATACGCCGTGGGGGCCGCCGTGCCGAGGTCGAGCGCGCCGGCCCGGTGCCAGTCGTGCGGGATCGCGGTCGCCGGCGCGACGTGGATCCGGCGATCGTAACGCTCGAACACCATGCCGCCCGGATTGTACCACGTCCCGCGATCCTCCATCGCCCGCCGCGCTGCGTCCTGCCCGACCAAAAGCCTGTCACGAGCGGCGCGATCGAGATACGGGTTGTCCGATCCGTAGATGTGGACCATCCGGTACCCGTCGAGCCGTTGCACCTCCAGCCGTTCGTGCATCCATGCCATATCGGGGTCCGTCATCGCTTGCGCGGGCGTCGCCGAAAACAGGCTCCAGCCCGTGGACCCGGGCCACGTCGCGCGGGTGACGCGTTGGAGCACCGAATCGACACGATCGTACTTGTGTTGTTCGTCGAGCAGCGCAAATTGCGCCTTCATGCTTTGCCACTGGTCTAGCGGCTGGTTTCCGGCCATGAGCCGGATCTTGCAGCCGTTCGGCAACCGCGCGCCGGCCTCGTCTTTCGGCGAGGTCCAGTAGGTCATTGCCGTACCTGGTGGTAGGTACTTGGCAAGCAACGGCCGCAGAACTGTCGCGGATAGCTGGTGCGACGGCGACGAGATGATGATCAGCTCGGGATCCGGCGGGATCCGCGCCAGCGGGAAGCCGTTCGTGGCGGCCCACGCCCGCACTTCGGGGTCGTTGCGCCCGCGGGCCATGGCGGCGGCAACCTGGATCGCGCCCTCGGTCTTGCCGCTGCCCATGCCACCCAAGACGGCGTGCAACAGCTCGGCGATGTCGACGGTAAACGCCGTGCGCTGCGAGGTCCGCGGCGGATCCCGATGCCAGAGCCGGGCGAGCGCAAGGGGGTAGCGGGCGCGCTGGGCACGGATGAGCGCGGCGGCCGCCTGGAGGCGCTCGAACGCCGCGAAGTCGTGGCCGGATGTGATGGTCACCCCGGCACCAGGGGCAGAGGCTCGACGTGGATCTCGCGCAGGCCGACGGCGCGGAGGAAAGTGTCGCGCCCAACCATCGCCATGATCACGGGCAGGTCGGCAAGCGCAATCGGTACGGCGTCATCCACGGACTGGACGGAGGCGCGAGCGCCGGTCTGATCGGGGGCGCCGGGCTCCATCGACGCCGTGACCCGGGCGAGCTGCTCGGCGAGCCGGGGCGCGCTCGCCGTGGCGCCGCCCTCGAGCGCGGTCCGGACCTGGAGCAAGAGGGTACATGCGTTGATCTGTCGCACGGATGCCTTGCCGGCCGCGCTGGCGACCCATTCCTCCCATTCGGCGGGCTTCATGGCGGCCTGGAGCACGAGGGCGCGATCCAGCGTCGCCACCACGCTGCGGATCATGTCGGGGCCGCCGTCGTCGGGGCCCGGCACCGCGGACGGAGCAGGGGGCGGCGCGTCGGGGCGGCCGCGGCGCCGGAGGTACTCCTGCGCGGCGGACACGAGCGCGTCGGACCACCGCTGCGCATCCCCGGACGCTGTGACTGGCGCAGGGATCCGAGCCTTTGCAAGGTTCGCCCGGATATCTGGCACGGTAAAGCCGCGAGACGTGAGGAGCTTGATCCGCTCCAAGGCGTCCGGCGCTTCCGACCATGTGTCACGGGGTGCCATTATGCGCGCGTTCCGTGGGTTCGGTGGTGATGCGGGGGGCTG